GGACACTGACTGCTAATTACACCTCTAGCGACAGTAGATATGCAACAGTAGTTATAACAGCAATTACATCAACTCCAGGTGCTTATGCATTCTTAGATGATATCTATGATGCTGGAGTTACTAACAAAGTGGCAGGACTAGACCTATGGGACAAAGGACATATTAGCCCAATTATCGTAGCAGCAGATTACTCAACTATACCTGACCAGTCTCGTGTAGCAGTTTGGAGTGATAGTGATACTTACACCACTGGACAAAAGGGACTTGTGTTACAAGATGCGGCCGACGATGCTGAACTAGCTGCAATTAAGTGATATAATTTAGAAAGGAAAACTATTATGGCAACAATATCAGTAATTAGAGGAGATGATGTAACACTAAATGCTACTTTCAAAGACGAAAATGGCACAGCTATTAACATTACAGGCTATACAGTCTTCTTTACAGTAAAGAATAATTATACAAGTACTACAGACGATAATGCTCTTATATCTAAGACAGTAACTAGCCACTCCGACCCAACTAATGGTCAGACAACTATAACTCTAAGTAATACTGATACTAATTTAGATGAGGGTAACTATTTCTATGACTTTCAAACTAAAGATGGCTCAAATAAAATATCTAGTACTAGTAGGGGTACATTTACAGTATCATTAGATGTTACTAGAAGGACAAGCTAATGGCAGGTGTAGATGTAACTCTACAAAAGAATAATATAGATGTAGAGATTACAGTACCTAGTAAAACTGTAGATATTACTATTAGTGGTGTAAAAGGTGATACAGGTGCTACAGGGGCTACAGGCTCTGCCGCTACTATAGGAACACAAAGACTATACCAAACAGAATATGATGGTGGTGCTGCAGTAACTAACGCTACCTTAGTAGCAGGCCGAGTATATTTACAACTGATACATATACCTAAAGCAATCAAGGTTGACGCTATTGTAGTTACTAGTGGCTCAACTACTATAAATGGTAATTTGCGTGTAGGTATATATGGTCCTGTAGCCTTAACTACAGACACTGCTAGTGGGGCTAGTCTAATAGTAGAAAGTGCTAGTGTAGCCCAAGCAAATAATGCTCAAACTATAACATTCACAGAAACTACTTTACAAGCTGGTAAGTATTATTTAGCTTTACAATCTGATAGTTCTACAGGTGTATATCTTAGAAGAAGCTCTAATGTAAGTGTTTTAGCAATGACAGGTACTTATGATAGGTCTGGTGGTTATGGAGCTTTTACAAACCCAGCACCAAGTTTTAGTGCAAGTACACTCCCAATAGTAGGTATGTATCTACGCTGCTCAGGAACTCCTTAATGCAAGATATAAAATGTAAAAACTGTAATAGGTTGCTAGGGAAGGCAACTATTATGGTAGCTGCTATAAAATGTCCACGCTGTAAAACAATATTTGAATATCATGTCTATACAAATACATTACATGTAACTAATCAGTTTGACACAAGTAATAATAGTGGTAAAATAAACTTAGAGTCCGAAAATTAGAGACCGACACTCCTGATTGTGCTGTGAGTGCTCTTTTCGGACATTTTTTATTATCATTAGAAAGTGAGGGTGTATGCTCGTAAAAACAGAAGGTTATATTGAAAAGGCTAGTAAGCTACAAGAAGGCGAAGTAGAGTTCGTTGTATCTACTAACGCTTTAGATAGTCATGGCGAAAAGATAGATGTTAATGGTATCGACCTATCAGACTTTAAGAAAAACCCAGTAGTTCTTTGGGGACACGATGGTTTTAATTTGCCTATTGCCAAAGCTACTAAGATTTGGAAAGAAGGCAATAAGTTAATGTCAAGGGCTAAGTTTTATATGAAAGACGATTTTGCTCGCAAGGTATATGACTATATTGTAGATGGCTACTTAAACGCTGTATCTATTGGGGGTATGGTTGAAGAATGGGGAGAAGATGGTATGACTATTTCTAAAATGAAAATGAAGGAATATTCTGTAGTATCTGTACCTGCTAACCAAGAGGCCTTAGTAGCTAGCAAGTCTTTAGATGGTAGCCAGAAAGCTGAGTTACGAGCATTAGCTAATGGTTACGCAAGAAAATTATTAGATACACAATCTGGTGAAAATGAAATAACTAAAAACATTGAAGTATTAGAAACAATGGTTGCCACCTTAAAGGAAGTAGCTCTAGGTAAAACCGAAAAGGATAAGGCTATAGAAATGACTAATACTCGAGTAGTTCTGAGGCAAGCTCAGGTGGTCGATAAGCAAATCGAGGTAGTTATTCGTAAAATTAAACTTAAAGGAGAAAACAAATGAGTGAAGTTAAAAAAACTCAAGAAATTGAAATTGACTCTGATGTTGTAGAAGCTGTGGCCGAAAAAGCTGCAGAGTCTATCAAAGTCCCTTCTGCTGACGAAGTAGCCGAAAAAGTAGCTAGCCTACTTGGTGAAAAAGCAGAAAAAGTAGAAAAGAAGGATATCCACGAAAGTGCTACTCCTAAAGCTACTAAAATACTAAAAACAGGTATGGAAAGCCTACCAAAGGAAGTTCGCTTTACTAAAGCAGTAATTGCTAACCTTCGTAATGATGGGCAGACTATGGCTGAATATAACGCCTATGTAAATAAGGCTTGGCAAGATGTTAGCAAAGCTAACTATCAAAATGTAACTACTACTGCTGATGGTGGTGCTTTAGTACCAGACCCAGAGTTTGTAGCCGAAGTAGAAAGACTAACTGACGACTATGGTGTTGCAGCTAGACTTGCTAATGTTCGTAGAACTGACCGAGATAGTGTAACACTGCTATCAGGTACTAACGAAATTAGCTTTACTAAGACTAATGAAGCTACCGCAGTAAATGCTACTAAGCTTACTTACAGTGCTTCAACTGCTACCCTAGAGAAGTATATTGCTACTCTAATTATGACTAGCGAAATTGTTGAAGATAGTGCTGTAGATATGTTTGTTGACGCTACTAACGAAGTAGCTAGAGCAAGAGCTAAGTTATTTGACCAGCTTGTATTTACTGACTCTACCCATGGTCTTCTTACACCTGCTGTTGGTAATAGTTATAAGACCCAGACTGTTGGTGCTGCAATTACTAACTTTGACGCTGATGACGCTATGAATGCTCGATATCAAGTTAAATCTTCTGCTCGTGCTAATGGCCGATACTTCATGCACCCAAGTGTATTTAACCTACTACGCCAAACTAAGGAAGCTACCACTGGTGGTTACCTATTCGGACCAGTAGGCCAAAGCGTTACGCCAACTATCGATGGTGTACCTGTTGAACTAGTTGATGTAATGCCTGCAGTAGGCGAAATTGGTGCTAACAAAGCATTCGCAGTATTTGGAGACCTTTCTCGTATCCAACTACATGTTAAGAGATTGCTTGAAACTAAAGTCTTCGACTCTGGTGTTGTAAAAGACAGCGGTGGTTCTGACTTTAACCTAATTACTCAGGACGCTTTCGCTATGCGAGCTACCCTTCGAGTAGTCCCACAGACCCGATTTGATGGTGCTTTCACTATCATTGGAACTGGTACAGTAAGCTAATAAGTAAAGGAGTCTTCTAAATGGCAAATGTAAATAACCTATATGTTGCTGCAGGAAGTCTAATTACTTTTGGTGGTGTTGATTTAGGACACACTGTTGATGGAGCTGAAATTGAAATCGAAAGAGAGTTTACCGAAGTTAAGACCGATATCTATGGCAACACGCCTGTAGATATGGTGCTAGCAGGACAGAAGGCTACAGTTAAACTTAAACTAGCCGAAATAACCCCTGGCACACTTAGCTATGTAATACCTGAAGCCGATTATGATGTAGGCTCATCTGATGACCATCTACACTTTGGAAGTAAGTCTGGTTACAGCCTAAGAAATGACGCTTTAGAGCTAAGTATTTCACCGCAGGCTAAGAACAGCGATAACCAAAGAACTATCACATTCTTTAAGGCAGTATCTACTGATAACGCTACTGTTGCTTACAAGATTGACGAACAGTCAGTTTACGAAGTAACATTTACAGCTCTAGTA